TCGAATGTACCTTCTGTTGTACGAGCAAACGCAGAAGTAGTTGCAGATTGCAATACTGTCAATGCGGCTGGAGATACAACTGCCCAGTTACCAGCACCACGACGTGTGCGTTGTGCAATCTTGTTAGCAACACGATTGATTAGAACTGCCAATGCGGCGTGCTCGTCACCAACGAATGTAGCTGTACCAGATACGGCAGCTTGGTCATAAGTCTCTTCCAATGTAGCCAATGTTGATAGGCTCAATAGAATCTCTTGGTCAATCTCAGCAGTAATTTCTTGAGCTAGAGCGGCCATGATTTCTGCTTCAACGTCAATACCATGTTGGCTTTGAGCGTCTTGGGCAGCTTCGAATGTCCATCTTGCTTGTAACTTACGTGACTTAGCTTCAACAGCTTGTCTCAAGATTTGAACACTGATTTGCTTACCGCCATTACCTTCTAAGGCAGCAGTGTTATTGCCGGTATAGATAGATGATGAACCAGATGCATTTGTCTGTGTTGAATATGCTTGAGCAATCTTGAATGGGCTTAGAGCCTCTTCACCTGCTGTTACACTTGTACCTGCCGCGCTGTTGTCTGTTAAAGACTGAGCATAACGAACACGTAGAGTGTGAATTTGACCAACTGGTCCTGTCATTGGCTGAACACCAACCAACTCGTTAGCGATAACTGTTGGCATGACACGACGGATAACTGGAAGAATCACACGGTTTAACGTAGCGATATTACCAGATGTTGTTGTACCAGCTGATGACTCAGATAGTAACGACTTTTTGGTGTTTTCTAAGATAACACCCATTGTTGAGCGGCGAGTGCCTTTAAGACCTTCGAGTAGGGCTTCTTTGGTCTCGTCCCAACGGCTTTCTAATAGAACTTGTGACATTTATATTTCTCCTAAATTATGTCTTTATTTTTAAAGCCCTGCCAAACGTCTTAGTTCGATGACATTATCATGTGCATCTACTTCAACTTTCTTAATGGCAGATTTATTACCAGTAACTTCTTTTACATGCTCAGAAAGCATAGACTTTTTAGGTTCTTTCTTTTCTGTGATTGTATTCAAAACACTTGGTAAATACTTGTCAAAAGCGGCCTTTAAACGAGGTGTTTGGACGCTTTCTAGTAATTCTTTCATCACAGATGCTTTCTGCTCATTTAGAGTAGATAACAACTCACCCATAACTGTATTTCGTTCGGATGATTCTTTGATGATACGAATTTCACGTTCTTTTGTTTCAACCAATTTTTTAACATTGTTGGTTGTTTTAATGGATTCGGCTAATTGTGAATCTTTTTCTTGTAGTTGTTTTACCAACTTACGTGTTTCAGCTTTTTCCTGTAAATAGGTTGTGCTGAATTCACTTGCATAAGATTCGAAAATTCTACGACCAAAATCGTTTTCACGAGCGGTCTTAATATCTTCTTTCAATTGTCCTAATTCACCCTTAAGATGTTTGGTAACAGCTTCGTTCATCTTAGCGGCACTCTTAGTAATAAACTGAGTTTTTAGTGCTTCTAATTGTTTACGACCTTCTGCAACTAACTTGACCTTAGCTTCGACTACAGCTTGTTTGTCTTGTGAGAATTCTTTAATCTCACGTGAGAGAGCACGAACAACGAATTGTTCTAGCTTTCCTTGACTTTCTTTCTGAATCTTGCGCTCATTACGTAATTCTTTAATTTCTTCACTTAGTTTTTCAACCATAAAGTTATTAAACTTGGCTGCGTTTTCACTTAGCTTTTGTTTTGCTCTTACGCGGTCTTCGTGCATTGCTTGTCTTTCAGTCTGAAATTCTTCAATCTCAGATGATAGACCGTCTGTCACCATTTTGTCTAGGGCTTCTACCATTACATTTTTATCGTGTTCATAACGTTGTGCGAATTCTTCACGTAATTCTGCACGTACTTGTTCGCGGGCTTCATTTAACTTAGTTTCCCATGCCTCGTTTAACGCTTGGCTGGTTTCTTCATTAATAATACCGCTCTCAAGTAATGGTTTGATAGCATCTAACATGCTGTTTTCCCCTTATTTAATCTTGAGGTCCTTAATTAGGCGCATTACTTCCTCCTTAAGGTATCTCTGTACTTTTTTGTCGTTTTGTGCATCTTTTGCAATCTCTAACATTTTATGACCATGCTTCATATTCATCATGCCTTCATAAATTGCTTTGGGGTATGCATTTGGTGCACTTGGCTGTGCGACAATATCCACAGTGACTATTTCAAAGTCACTAACCTTTCCATTTGCATCATCAACGTTACCGCTGCCTCTGCTTGAAACTCCTAGTTTAACACCACTCTGCAACATGGTAGACACTAGTTCTCCCATTGGAGTTGGTAAAATCTTTAGTTTTCCGAATCCATTTGCACCATCCATCCACATACTAGTAATCATATGTGATACACGGTCTAAATTAATCTTTAAGTCATCTGGGTGATCTACTTCACCTAATACAGAATATCCTGTTTGAATTTGTTCATTAAGAGCATTAACGGCTGCTTCAATTTCAGAAACAGGATACACACGCTCATTAGCGTTGCGTACCCCACCCTGAATGAATATCCCCTTCATATAAAGGGACTTCTTGTTACCTTCACCTTCACTTTCAACCACCATCGAGGCACGGTCAAAAGTTAGATGCTCTTTGAGATACAAAGCCATTATCTCAGGTTTCCTTACTTAACAATTTTCTTGACTGTCTTTTTAGACTCGCCAACAATTGATTTCTTATTTTGGCCATCGTCACCAAACTTTGGCTTTGGTGCTGACTCGCCTTTTTCGCTAAACTTAGCGCCAGGTGCATTTTTGTAATTACCTGGAATATCTTTTACTGATGGGTTTAATACACCACCTTGTGTGCCGCCCTTGCCGCCGTCACTAGAACCCATTGCAACTGCTTTTGCTCCGTTACCTTGAACTTTTGGTCCGCCAGAAACGATTGACTTAGTGTTTACACCGTTGTCACCGTGTGTTACAGAAACTTTCTGTAGTTGTACGGCTTCCATCATACCTTGTTCTTCTTCTGATCCGCCGAATTCTTCTTTGCCGCCCATGCCATCATCACCCATGTCATCATCGCCCATGCCTTCTTCACCACCGGACATCATTTCTTCAAATTCAGCCATTAGTTCGTCTAACTTGTCTTCTAATTCGACAACACGGTCTTCTAAACCACCTTCAGGACCTTCTTCACCTTCTTCACCGTCATCCATTTCGATGTCAGCAAATTCGTCTTCTTCTTCGGTCATGCCTTGTTCTTCCATGTCGATTTCGTCTAGCAATCCGCCGACTTCATTGCCCATGCCTTCTTCTAATTCGTCTTCTGTAGATTCTTCTAAAGAATCTTCATCACCTTCTTCTTTAGCTTCTTCCAATTCTTCATCAACGGTTTCGTCCAATTCCTCGGCTTCCATCATTGACTCATAGATTTCGCGGCTTTTTTCCACAACGATATCGTGAAATAAAGCACTGGCTTTTTCTTCTTCTTCATTGATTACTAATGCAATGAGTTGTTCAAACTTTTTGTTATCCATTGTTTTTCTCCTATAGATTAATGGCTTTGTAATATTTACTTAGCTAGTATCTCAGAAAAACGCCAATTAACTGCTATTTTTTTGCGTTTTTATGATTTTTTACTAATTATAAAGTTGGCTGACCTTCGGCTGGAGCAGGTGTATACTGCTTGCGAATTTTCTTTAGATTTTGAATTTTTTCGTAATTACGAACATCATTCATTTTACGTAATTTACGAATTTGTTTTAGAGTTAGTTTGGTTTTGCGAGATTGTTTCCACTTAGGCTTACTATGGTCTTTGTCCATATCCTGATAACCTTCGGGAGGAGCAGTGTACATTTCAAATAATCGCATATTCTTATTTATCTATTATACTGCTGGAGGCGCACCCATATCCAGCGGTTGAGCGCCAGCAACTGCAGGTGATATGTTAGGGTCAGTCATATCCGCATTTTCATCAGGCATGTTTTCAAGTTCTTCAGCATCGGTTTCCAAATCACCTGAACTAATACCAATGCTTCGTAAGTCGCTACCACTAGCTTCGCTATCTTCAGGTTCTTCTCTTTCTTCAAACCAAAGTTTCTGATTTTCTTCGATTTCTTCTTTAGTAAGACCTAAGAATCGTTCTAATGCAAACCGTTTTGCAATATACGGGAATGCTTCCATAGCTTGAAATACTGTTACTCGTGCAGTATCTAACTCACTTTGACGATATGCGGCAAAGTTTTGAGGTGCATTGAACTTGATATCAAATAATGAACTATCAATATTCAACCCTCTCCAGCGCATAAACAACTTAAACTCATCATTTAGTTTACGGCTGATATATTTTTGCAGTCTTTCGCAATATTGATTAAATCTAAACTCTTGAATCATTGCTGTTCCAACACGGCCATCACTCAATGGAGTTGGATTGTCTTCCGGACCTTGCGGTAAATAGCTACTTGGCACTCGCAAACCACGAGCTAACCTATTGTTGAAGTAGCGCAAATCATCAATCTCACCCAAGTTTTGTCCACCTTGCAATGTTGTAACATCACTACCACGACCATCTGCTGTTACTGGGAAAAAGTAATCTTCATTGATACTCAACGGGTTGTATGTTGCATCCAATACTGATTGACCACCTTGAATACTTGGAATTCTACGCTGGTGAATTTCATTTTTAACACGGTCAATGAATGCCATAGCCATGTGACTTGGCATGTTACCAACGTCAATTTTAAAAACTCTACGCTCTGGGGCACGACTTATACGATAGATTAAAATAGCATCTTCTAACAATTCTTTTTGTTTGAATACTTTGAAAATGTTTTCTAAAATACTTTGTCCAAAGGGCCAATAACGATCAAGACCTTCAGTTAAACTTAAATGAACCACGTGCTTGGTATCGATTGCTGATTCGTTTAGACCCATGACAAATCTACTACCAGAATTTCCACCACCTCCGCCTGAATTGGGTACTGAATATCCCTGTGATCCAGCGTTTCCACCTAGTCCACCTGGACCTTGTGGTGCCATAAAATCTGTTGTTGTTTTTTCAGCAATACTTAAATTTTGTAAATTTACATTGATATCTTTAATAACATATTGCTCAGGAGCTTTACCTTCACTTTCGTTAACAATGACTTTTACTACTTTAGCCATGTCAACCCAATACAACTTGAAGTTTTCTGGATCACGAACGAAAACTTGATCTCCGTACTTCAATGTATTTCTGAAAATCTTGAATACTCTACTATCCATCTCATTCAATTTACACCATTGTTGCAATTGCTTTTTAACTAATTCAACTTCATGTGGAGTAGGATCTTCGTGAAATTCTATTTCAAATGGTGTGTTATTTTGTTCATTTTTCTGTGTGCTAAACTCAGCAATGATATCTAAACATGCATTGATTTCAGCATCCACATCCATCATTTCATATTGATTATATCGTTCAACACGATTTGGGTGACCTGTATAAACTTCCGGTAAACGACTACCGTAGTTCTTGTAACCAAAATCTGTATTATTATAGCTCATCTGAGCAGGACTATTCCAAGCGCCACGATTACTATTGGCGCCCGATATTGGACTCATTACACCAGTTACATTAGGGGCTTGGAAACGCTTTTTATATGTCATAGTACAATATTTATCGTTTATGCTTTAGCGTATCTTAAAAGGTTCTTTAGATTGTCATTTACATCTTCTAATTGACCAATCATACTTTCATATTTTTCTGTCATAGTTTCGGTTAAAATGTCCATTCCCGAGGTGTTTGATTGTGATAATGACGCTGTAGTAGAACTTACACTAGAATTCATCCCCATCTCACCCAAGAGTTTGTTTTTATAATCTTCAATACTAGATTTTTGAACTTCTGCCAATGCAGATTTCAATTTATTTTCTGGCCAAACACTTTCATTTTTACCATGTAGCATTACCGGGTAACCCGAATTTGGACCTTTAAATGCGCCGCCTTTCCTAGCAACTTCAACGTGGAAATGCCCACCTCTTGTTTCGTCATTTTTGTCTGTAAAATACTCATCACGTACTCTTGTTGCCCCTAAATCTTTTAATTGTTCTTTGATAGAGGCGGCGTCTTCAGGAGATTCAGGTGGAGGATCAATAGTAAAATCAAGTGCTTTACCTATAGTATGTTTACTACCCGGCTTGTTTTTCTTATGATACAAATCATTTAATGCAGTAAAAGTTGTATTGGGTAGTAACTCATGTATTTTTTCTGCCATACCCAATAATGCAGTAGATGCATCACCTCCACCGGTGCCTTCTTTTTTATCTTTAAATTTAATTTTACTTAATATGTCAGTCGCACGTCCTTGTGCTGAAGGTTCTAGCTCTGAAGCCGCCTGACTTCTAGCTTCAACAGATTCTTGACCTATTTTTTGTCCTGTCAAAGCACTTATATTTCTACCAGTAGTATCAATACCCGGAAATAATTTACCGTCTTTGGAATTTTCGCCGGTGCCTTCTATTTTAAGTTTTTCTTTTTCTAACTGTTGTATTTTTTTATCTTCAGCTTGTATTCTTTTTTCATTTTCAAGAATTTTTTGTTTTTCTGTTTGTATTGACTTTTCTGACGCATTATTTTTACTTCCTGAAGAATCTTTAAGTCGTTGTAAATGATCTATTTCTTTTTGTTTTTTTTCAATTTCTTTAGTTGTTTCTTTTTTTTCTTTCTCTGTTGTAAGAGTACTCAATTTAATTTTTAACGCTTCTATTTCTTTTTGTTTGTTCTCAATCATTACTTGAGTATCTGATCTTTGGTTTGACCCTTCTTGTAATCTAAGAATTCTTTCTCTTGCTCTATTATTTTCTTCTTGTATATTTCGTTTTTCTTGTTCTGCTTCTAGTATTTCTGTCTGAACATCTGATACATCTCTAAAGGATGCAGATAAATTTGTCTGTTTGCCTAAAATTACCGGTGAGATTTTATCTATAATCTTAGCAAGGCCTTTACCAAAACCAAACATAACTCTAGTAAGTCTTTCAAACATACTAACTGTCAAGTTTCCTGCTTCCCATACGGCTCGATCAGCCGAAATTCTTAATGCTCTGGCTTCTTGTTCTATCTTAGTATTTTGATCTAATCTTCCATTTCGACTGGCTGCATTTTGTTTTGTTGTTTTTTCTATATCCTTTTCAGTCATATTTCTAACTTTAAGTGATCCAAGTAATAGTTCTTCGCTACCCGCAATACTATTCAGAGCCTGTCCTGCAATATTATAACTAGTACCAACTCGTTTCATATTATCATCAACCGCTTTACCGGTATCTATAATCATTTTTCCTACACTTTTGGTACCTTGCATAACATCCATGATATTTTCATATCCTTGATTCATAGTAGATTGACTTGCTCTAGCACTTTTTTCACCGACAATATCGCCCGCATTGACTATTTGTTCCATTAAATCAGTGGCCGCTTCTTTACCATTAAATTTTTCATATGCTGCCATACCCGCTTCTAATCTTTGACGTTCTTTGTCATTTAATCCTGCTTTAAATACAGCAAAACGATAATCTGATTGTTGTTGTTCAATTAATTTTTGTGCTTCGTCCCGACTCATGCCCGTTAATTCTTGTAACTCACGCAGGGTAGTCATATAACTAACCGACCCTTGCCTTAATTGATCTTGAGTTTTACCTTGACTTAGTCCTAACTGTGTTTGGTTTCGCACATAACTAGCAGTAGCATCTCGCATTGATTCTGCATCATAACCAAGACGAGCCATAGATCGCTCAATTTGATTATTTGGACCAATCATCCCCTGTACAATACCTATAAGTTTATCTTTACCAGCGGTTACACTACCACCAAATGCTGCCAACTCAGGTGCTGACTTCTTCAGCATATTAGCAAATTTTTCAGTTTCCTCAGATGTTAGACCTACTTTACCCAAATCATCTTTGAGTTTTTCTAAACTACCACTTACAGATCCCATCTCAGCAAGGTCTCTGTATGACTTCATTATTGCGTCATTTTGCTTTAAGCTAGCGGCCGCTACACCACCAATTACTTTAATTAGACCACCTAAAACAATTGCGAGTGGACCAAATTTAGATGATAGATTTTGTACATAGTTACCAACTGCATCAGTTGCGCCGGTTACTGCACCACCAAACTTACCTACACCCTCGCCACCGGTGAGCAGTGATTTTCCGTAATCCACTACGGATGTTCTTAATTGTTGATTTAGTGCTTTAAGCGCGGCTTCAGCCTGTTTAGCGGCATCCGCGGCTTTTCTATCCGCTTCAGCTTTGGGCCCGGCTTCACGGGTAGCAGTAACCAACGCATCCGCAAAGGCTTTTAATTGGTCTGCATTAAGTTTCAGATTATTCTGAAATTCACTTGAATTTTCTTCTGCCATTTTGTAATCTTATAAATAGTTGGTGATAATGTATTTAGTGTACAAAAATATCCAAAAATAGGAACAAATATGAATAAAGAAAATCCCCTAAAGCAGTACTTCCGTCGACCAGCATTGTATCTAAAGTTACCCAGTGGAGGTATAGGATATGCTCCGGACGTTATTGATTTTCCAGAAAATAAAGAATTACCTGTATACCCCATGACTGCAATCGATGAGATTACTAGTAGAACTCCGGATGCATTATATAATGGTGTAGCAGTAGTAGAAATTATAAAAAGCTGTGTACCATCAATTAAGAAACCATGGGAAATACTTAATATTGATTTAGACCCAATCTTAGTAGCAATCAGAATGGCTACCAATGGATCATTGATGGATATAGAAACTACGTGCTTTGAATGTAAAGAGAGTAGTAAGTATGATGTAAATTTAACTGCGTTATTAGCTAGTTTTAAACCCGGAGACTATAATGAGTTATTAGAACATGATAATTTACAATTTAAGTTTAAACCATTAACTTATAAACAAGTTAACTCTACTGGTGAAAAACAGTTTGAAGTTCAACGACTATTAAACTCAGTTGATAGTATTGAAGATTTAGAACAAAGAAATAAAGTAACATCAGAAATTTTACAAAAAGTAAATGAAATGTCTATGGATCTAATGATTGAAACAGTTGAATATATTAGAACCCCAGACTCAACAGTGTTTGATAAGGATCATATCCGTGAATTCTTAATGAATTGTGATAAAAATATATTCAATGTTATTAGAGATAAGAATATTGAACTTAGAAAAAGCACAGAATTAAAACCATTACATGTTACATGTATCCACTGTCAACATGAATACGACCAAACGTTTAACATAAACATTGCTGATTTTTTCGTCTAAGGCTTCTCTATCTTAGTCCTGAGGAGATTGGGAAGCTGATTGAGCAGATGGAAAGAGAATGCCAAGACATAAAAAACCATTCACTTAAAATGTCATGGTACATGCGGGGTGGTGCCTCCTATGAGGATATACTTAACATGAGTATTGATGAGAGGCAAGCAATCACTAAATTAATTGAAGATAATTTGGAAACTACAAAGAATACTAAGATGCCATTCTTCTAATCCATATCGGTTCATTTATATTTTTATTTGGTTAACTTTAATGATGAGCTTCGCTCATCTAATCCCTCACTTCGTTCGGTCTTAGTTTTTACTGTTTCTAATTCTGTTTAAATGTTCAATGGGGAAAACTTAATTGCCGCTTTGAAGCCATGGTAGTGCTATTCAGCACTACCAATGGTTAAGGGAATTTGCCAT